CAGCGATGGGAAAACGCGACAGGGCAGAAGGCGGTGCTAGATGAAGGGTAAGCCATACAAGTACAACGAAGACGTAGTACAGCGCATCACACAGGCACTGAGGGCAGGTAATACCCGCCGGGCATCCTGCGCCTATGCCGGTATTTCTGAAGATACCTTTGCCGTATGGCTTAAGGACATTCCGGAGTTCTCGGATTCTATTAAAAAGGCAGAGGGTGATGCCGAGGTACGCAACGTGGCTATCATTCAAAAGGCAGCTGATAGCACATGGCAGGCGGCGGCGTGGTGGCTTGAACGCAAGCACAAAGCCGACTGGAGTAGCCGGGTAGAGCAGACCGGCGCAGACGGTAGCCCGGTCAAGGTGATCGTGGAGTATTCGGATAAGCCGATTGCCTGATATCCGGCTGGTGTTACCAAGGCCGCATGAAGCTCAGCAGGTCATTCTGCGGGAAGCCAAGCGGTACAACGTGCTTGCTTGCGGGAGACGTTTCGGTAAGACCACGCTGGGCGGTAACTTGCTCAGTGACCCGGTGCTTATTGACGGCTTGCCCTGCGCGTGGTTCGCTCCTACCTACCGGCTTCTAGAAGAGGCATACGCCGATCATAAGCGTATCTATGCTCCGGTTATCCGCAGGGCGGTACAAAGCCCAGCACCGCGCATCGAGCTTATAACCGGGGCAGCCATCGATTACTGGACTTTAGACGATCCAAGCACGGTTGCCCGTGGTCGTAAGTACAAGCGGGTCATCATTGATGAGGCAGCCATGGCACGGCATCTAGAGCAAGCCTGGACGGAAGCCATACGCCCAACTCTAACAGACTTCAAAGGGGATGCGTTCTTTCTGTCAACGCCCAAGGGTAGTAACTACTTCCGAACCCTCTACAATCAGGCCGCTACCGATGCCGACTGGATGTCTTGGCAGATGCCTACCACGGCTAACCCTTGGATAGACCCTGAAGAGGTAGGCAAGGCTGGGGAATCCTTGCCGAGCATCGCGTTTCGGCAAGAGTATTTAGCCGAGTTTGTGGATGCCGCAGGCGCTCGTATCAAGCGCGAGTGGCTACGATACGGTGATTGTCCTGAAGGGCTACCAACCTACATCGGGGTTGACCTTGCAATCTCTACGAAGTCTGAAGCCGACTACACCGGGGTTGCGGTTGTATCAAGAGGTGACGATGGCACGATCTACGTTAGAGACATCAACCGCACCCGCGCGGACTTTGCTTCCGTGCTACGCTTCATCGAAGCCATGGCGGCTAAGTGGAATCCTAGCATGATCGGCATCGAGCAGGTTCAATACCAAGCCGCTGTCGTGCAGGAGCTTCTACGGCGTACGAAACTACCGATACGGGGGATACGCCCAGACCGTGACAAAGTGACCCGCTTTGCCCCGCTGGAAGCCCGGTACGAGCAATCACAGGTCATGCACTGCCAAGGCCTACCGGCATACTTTGAAGATGAGCTTTTGAGTTTCCCGGTTGGGCGGCATGATGACGTGGTGGACGCTCTGGCGTACGCTTGGCAAGTCTGCGGATCAAAGCGAAGTTGGGGAGCCGTCTAAAATATATACACCTATACCCTTGCAAGATATACACGGGCGGTGTATATTATCTGCATCAAGCAGGGAGATAGAACAATGGAAAATTACTTCGACTTTTACGTTATCAAGGTTTCAAGCACACGCAAGACAGACCTTAAGAAGGCCGGCATCGATGCCGCAGACATCAACTCGGTATTCGATGGTTATGCTCAGTATGGCCGCAACAGCTACCGCCGCTACATCTACACAAGTAGTGTAGGCTTCCAGTCCAACGTTGCTGGTGGACTCAACGAAGAATCGAAAGCCATCATTGCTAAGTACCACGCACTCGGACTTGATGTAGATACTCAGTACATCACCAGAGACTAAACACAGGAACCGCCACAGGCCCCCGCAAGGGGGCTTTTTCTTTTTGTGGGATACTGGGAGCATGGGTATCTTTGACCGCTTCCTTGGGCGTAAGGCCGCCGCTAATCCTACACAAGCATTGCCATTGCCGCTTAGCCAGTCTAGGGACATCTACCTAACCGGTTACGGCTCTGGTCAGCTGCAGACATTGCTACGCCGGGCGCTCCCTGGAAGCACTAAGGACTGGGCGAGGGTAGCCGGTGACTTAGGCTTGAATGGGGTTGTCGCTAGTGCCATTGACTGGTACGTTCGGAACTACCCACAGGCCACGCCGCGCTACTACCGACCGGTAGACAGCCAGCAGGCGGAGCCGGTAGAAGACCACCCGGTGCTACAGCTCATGGCGCAGCCTGATCCGATGATAATGGGTAGCCTTTTCTGGGGCTGGGTCATTCAAGATTTCAAATTGTTTGGCAACACTTACCTACGCAAGATTCGCTCTTCCACCCGTGGCACGGTGACCGCCTTACAGTTTCTACCGCAGGACATGGTCAGACCTGTTGGTAATGGCATCAACCCGCTAACGCACTACGTCTACACCACGGACGGGCGCTCTTTCGACATCCCGGTTTCCGACATGATTCACATCCGGTACGGCAGAGACCCAAGCGATATCCGCCTTGGTAGAGCGCCGCTCACCGCTGTTCTGCGCGAGATTGCTACCGACAACACGGCAAGCACTACCGCTTATGGACTCTTGGCAAACGGGGCTATGCCTTCATTGATTGTCGGGCCTGATGCCAAAGAGACAACCGTTGATATGTCTATGGATGATGCTCGGCAGGTCAAGCGGCAACTGCATGAAGACCTTACCGGGGACGGGTCAGGCGGCATCGTGGTTATGACCGGTGCGTACAAGATGGATAGGGTTAGCCTTACGCCTTCCGAGCTTGCTTTGGATTCTGTGAGACGTGTACCGGAAGAGCGCATCTGTTCAGCCCTTGGTATCAACCCTATGGTCTTAGGCCTTGGGTCAGGCTTGGAGCGGTCTACCTACAGTAATTATGAGAGAGCCCAACAGGCGGCATGGGAAGACGGCATGGTGCCTTTGCTCCGTACCCTTGCGGACGCTATCACGGCTGACTTACTACCGGAATACCCTGAGACACAGCAGGGTGATTACGTTATGTACGACCTTGAAACCGTCAGGGCGCTTGCTGATGATATGCAAGCGGAAGCGGTAAGAGCCGAGAAACTTTACAAGGCGGGCATCATTGATCGGGCTGAAGCCAAGCGCATAGCAGGCCTTGAAGCCGTACCTGAAGATGAAGGGCAGCTACACCCAACGGCAATCCCCGTACAAAGCGGTGGTGGCTTTGATGGTGCAGCCGTTCGGTCTTACGATGTGAAGTTCCGACCAACCGAAGCAATGCGGACAGCAGCGCAACGCGCACTTGACTGGAAGGCTGAAGGATTCGACGGCGGGACGCGCGTAGGCCTTGCGCGAGCAAACCAAATCGTAAACGGTGAGAAACTTTCCGAAGACACGATACTGCGGATGTATTCTTTCTTTTCACGGCATGAAGTCGATAAGAAAGCCGAAGGGTTCAATGCTGGTGAAGAGGGCTTCCCTAGTCCGGGGCGTGTAGCCTGGGACTTATGGGGCGGCGATGCCGGGTTCCGCTGGTCAACCGCAAAGCGGGACGCAATGCAACCAGATGGCAAGAGCCTTGACGGTGACCACGTATGCACTCCGGGGGTAGTGTATAAGAGCCACCCTTTTTACGGGTACGAGCTGGAAATCAGCTCAAGCGAGTAGACACCGGGACGGGCAGGATTTATGCCGCCAGTCAGAAGTACCGGAACGACCTGCTGGAACGTGAAGGCGTAGCCATCAGCCGTATGCAACGCGCATACAAGGCGGCAACCAAGGCGAGTATCGATGAGCTTGAAGCGCTGGAGGGTAGGATTGCCGAGCGTGAAGCCAACGGCGAACCGCCAAGCGAAACCATACTCTGGATGCGTCAGCGGATCATAGATAACATCGAGCAGCTCGGAAAGAACCTGAAAAAGTTCAGCGTTGAGGGGGCAGTGATTACAGCCGATGGGCAGCTACAAGCCGCTATCCTTGCTAATGAGGCAACGCCGCGCCTTGTGGAAGCGGCAGCGGGTAAAAAGCCCGCCGGGGTTACCCTTGGTACTTCATGGACAAGTCTACCTGACGAAGCCTTGCAGGCCTTTGTCGGGTTCGCAGGCGATGGTAGCCCTTTGGCTGTCTTATTCGATTCCATCCCTCAAGTAACCACGGATGCCATGCAGATGGCTTTGGTACAAGGCATCAGCCTAGGCGAAGGTCCACGTACGGTAGCACGGCGTGTACGCAAAGCGGCAGACATCGGTAGGCAACGTGCCGAGACGATAGCACGTACCGAGATGATACGAAGCGCCAGGGAAGCCCAGCGGCAACTATACACGGAGAATGGTTCGGTCACCGGATACCGCCGGCAGGCTACGCAGGATGCGCGAGTATGCCTTGCTTGCTTGGCTTTGAGCGGTACTCTTCAGGCTACCGATACCATCATGCCAAGCCATCCGAACTGCCGATGCGTGATGATTCCGGAAACGCTTTCATGGGCTGAGATTACCGGCGATTCTTCCATCCCGGATACCCGCCCAAAGGTGGCAACCGGTGAAGAGATACTGAAGGGGCTAACACCGCTTGAAGCCCAGCAGATACTAGGCACCGCCCGCTACAACCTTTACAGCGAAGGCCTACCGCTCAGTGACATGGCAACCGTGGTGCAGAACGCCGACTGGGGGCCTACTACTAGGGTATTGCCGCTTAGAGACCTAGATGGATATCAACCGGATCTAACGACCTACCTATGAAAAATGCACTGTGGGATAGTGGGTGTATGGACTTGCTGACATCTTCCGTAGACGGTATCAAGAGCGACAGGCTTGGCTACGTCAAGGGCTATCTGGTGCGCTTTGGTGATACCAAGAACGCTGACCTTGAAGGTGACTATTTTACTAAGTCAACGGACTACGGTTTCCCGGTTGCCAAAGGGCAGCGAGTCCCTTTGAATGTGTACTACCACCACGGTATGGATAGCATGGTAGGCAAGAAGTCTATCGGTACAGGCTACATCAAGATGGACGATACCGGGCTATGGTATGAGGCGCAGCTCGACATGGCCGATGAATACGGATCGATGATCGCGAAGCTCTGCAAGCAAGGCAAGATGGGATTTAGTTCCGGTGCTGCTGGTCATCTGGTAGAGCGTAAGAGCATGGGCGGTGCCGCTGAAATCACACGCTGGCCTATCGCTGAAGCAAGCATCACACCTACACCTGCCGAGTATCGTAACAGCGTCAAAAGCCTAAAGGAGTATTACGGCATGGAGCCTATGATGGAAGAAGAAGAGATGGTCATGGCTCCAATGCCTGAGCAATCCCCGGAAGAATACGCCGCATCGGTCTTCAACGAGTCTGAAGGTGACCTTATCCATGAAGGGCTTGAAGCCTACTACGATGCGCTCTGCGGGGCTATCGAGATGGTTTCCGATCAGACTATGGCGGATGCCATCATTGATGAATTTGCTCGACGTGCTAAGGGGCTATACGCCATGCACGGAATGAAAAGCGTACAACCCGCTTCCCTGCGGGGTGTTGAACGTCGGCTGCGGGATGCAGTCGGTCTATCACGGTCAAGCGCCAAGCGTTTGGCTCCCGTTGTCTGGGATTCTCTGCGGGATGCAGACCAGCCGGAAGAGCAGCCGTCCATCGTAGTAGAGGCGAAAGCCCATGACAATGACGAACGCCAGGAACTGCTGGCACGTCTGGAGTTGCTAACACAACTATGAATATTGAACAACTGACAGCCAAGCGTGAAACGCTTTTGGCTACAGCCCGTGAGCTGGCTTCCGGTGATGGTGACCTCGCACAGGTCAAGAGCATCATGGCCGAAGCAAAGAACATCGAAGAGCGCGTAGAAACGATTAAGAGCCTCGGCGCTTCCGCTCCTGTCGTAACACCTGCGGTTGACCCTCAGCCTTGGAAGGGCGGCATCAACGTTCAGCGCAATCCGTTTAACGGATCCGCTGACGAGAAGAACTTGAAGGCTTACACCTTTGGTCAGTTCGCTCGCCACCTCGCCGGTGTCAAGTCCGCTACAAAGTGGCTTCAGTCCAACGGACACATGAAGGCACAGAACGAAGGCACAGATACTGCCGGTGGTTTTACGGTTCCTAACATCGTTTCGTCGGATCTCATCTACCTCCGTGAAATGTACGGTGTTGCTCGCCGTAACTCCCGTATCTACCCGATGTCCTCGGATACCCTTTTGGTTCCAAGTGCAACCGGTAGCACCACGGTCTACTATGCTTCCGAAGCAACAGCAATCACCGATTCGCAGCTGACTTTCGCGCAGGTTTCCCTGTCCGCAAAGAAACTTGCAGTCCTTACGATTGCATCTAAGGAACTCGGCGAAGATACCGTCATTGACCTTGGTGCTGCACTTGCCCGTGACATGGCATATGCGATTGCTAAGGAAGAGGATAACGCTTGTTTCAACGGTGACGGTACATCCACTTATGGAAGCATCACCGGTATCCTCAATGCTGTCTACGGCTTGAACGCTACCAAGGCTAACATCGCTGGTGTTGTTCTTGGTGCTGCACTTTCCGGTGCTGCATTCAGCAACTTTACACTGGCTAACTTCCAGTCGATGGTTGCAAAGTTGCCAACGTACGCAGACAATGCCAAGTGGTATATGCATAAAGACCTGTTCTTTAACGGTGTTGCGGACAAACTTATCGCTCTTGGCGGTAACGCAATCCTCGACATTCAGAACGCATACACCCAAGCACCTACACTCTTTGGCTATCCAATCGAGTGGGTACAGAATATGCCTAAGTCCCCAGCTGCAACAACCCCGGTTGCAATCCTTGGTGACCTTACTAAGGGTGTAGCATTCGGTGACCGCCGCGCAATGACTGTTGAGGTTTCCGATCAGGTCAAGTTTGTCGAAGACGCGCTTACCTACAAGGCAACAGAGCGGTTCGCTTTCAACGCGCATGACGTTGGAAACGTGAACGCGACTGCTTCCAGCCGTGTCCCTGGTTCGCTCATCGTCCTCGCAACCACAACCGCTTCCTAAGCGGATCGGTTCTACTCAAGCCCTCGGCAGACGTGCCGGGGGCTTTCTTTATATGTGGGATAGTGGAGCATGATGACACGAGCCGAAGCGATAGCGCAGGTATCACTTTTTGTTGATGCCCAAAGTTATCCGCAGATGTCCACCACCGACATAGGGAGCATCTTGGATTCCTACTCCCGATTCACCACTTGGGCTGTAAGCACGGCTTACTCTGTTGGTGATCGTGTAGTTCCTAGTATTCCTAACGGCAGGGTTTACGAATGCAGGGTTGCTGGTACATCAGGCACGACACAACCCGATTATCCGGTCTACCCGGCGTACCAGTTTCAAGGCTTCAGTATTGAGGATGGCGCATCGAATCCACGGCTTACATGGGTAGACATGGGGCCTGCTAACATCGAGCGCTACGATGTCAGGACAGCCACGCGGCAGGGTTGGCTAATCAAAGCCTCACGGTGTGCTAGCGACATCGATGCTAAGGAAGGCACAAGCGATGTGAAGCTTAGCCAACTCAAAGCCCACTGCCTAAGCATGGCAGAGCGATATCGCCCGTTGGTGTTCGCATGAGCCCTATCCTCCGCGCAACCCTGCAAGCCGGCATGGTACGCAACCTTTGCCAAGACCGGGTAGAGATTCACCGCTTCACGCTTACCGAGGACGGCAGGGGCGGTGCTACTGAGACATGGCGGAAGGTTGCCGAGTACAACGGCAGGCTAACCAACCAAAGCGACACAGAGAGCATTGTAGGCGGTGGCATCCAGTCATCTGCACAGTGGACGCTGATAGTCGCTGTAGGGGCTGATGTCATGCCGCAGGATAGGGTCTACCGGGTAGGTGATGACTCGAAATATTACGATGTGATCGGGACAGACTTTGGGCAAACAGAATTACTTGTACAGCACGTAGGGCTGGTGGAGCGGACATCATGACGGCAGAGGCGTGGGTTCCCATTGGCATACAGGCCTTTATAACCGTTACTAGTATCGGTGCCGCATGGGTGGCTATACAGGTCAGGCTGACGCGACTGGAGACTCAGGTGGCACACATCATCTCGACGCTCGATGGACAGCAGCAGGAAGTGCGCCGCATCGAGCAACGGCTCGGTAAACTTGAGAACAAGGTCAGCGCTTTGGAGGCGATCATACAAAGATGAACAGCATATCAATCAAGAGACTCGTGGTCGTTGTGATCGTGGCTTTTACAGCTGCATTTACTTCCGTTTTCGGCGATGGCATCCGCACAAGCGAAGCACACGACATCAGCGAGCTCGGCGCAGTGCTTGCACTCTACGGGAGCAAGGCGGTAGCGGCGGGTGTCTCCGCTGCGGTGTCTAGTGTGCTGGCTTTCCTCACGATGCCGTTCAAGGGTACGAATGCGAACAGTTTGAAGGTGGGCAAATGACACCAGTAAACCTTATGAACTACCGAGCAGAGCGTACTCCGGATGGTACTGACTGGATTCTGTACGGTGACATCACCGACAACAATAATCAGGTGTTGGCGTCATTCGGGCCAGATGGAACATCGCTCAACCAGTGGTGGGTGCAACAAGATAGCACATTTCAGGAAACTTACGTCAATATGTTTGCTGGGATTATGGCATCTGAAATCGTGAATGGGACTGCCGAATAATGGCTACATACTACGTAAGAAC